CATTAGAGTTAACAATATTTAACATTGCAAAGTTTCGGAAAAATAAATTTAGACCATCAATTAGTAAAACTCTGCTATTTTTATTAAAGGTAGTGGGTGCCTGCTCCTCTGATATACCATCTAGGAGCTTTAATAAATCTTTTTTATCCATGTTTAATCTGGTTCTTGAGTGAATGTTACTTGGGATTCTGCTACATCTGCTTCTTCTACAATATCAAAATCCCCACCGCCTAAAATCTTAACCCATTCGGATGAATGGTCGTTTTTATAAGCTTTAAGTGATTTATCATTATCCTCGATAAAACCATGAGGTGTCATAATAATACGACCTCTTGTAGTAATACCATTGATGTGGTTCTTATCCACTTGAAGATTAGTACGTTTAGCAAACTCAACTTGCTTACCATCCTTAATCGCTTTGATTTTAGATGTGCCAGCGTTTGAGATATTACCAAATGTGATAACAAAAGTTGCATCATACCACATTGTAAAACCACCCTTATTCATCAACTTAGGCATAGACATAGGAGTTTCAGCCTTTGCTGTCCATACTTTATTAACACAAACTAATGTATTAGTATAAGGTGATGATTCTTTACGAGACATTACAATCTTTTGGTTAACAACGTTTCCGAACTGAGTTGACATAGCGCCTGCATTCCATTCGTTGTTATTCTTTTTCTTCTCAACAGACATTTGACAAGGTATAGAACCAATACTATCCCATAGGAATAATAAATCGTAAGGTAGATTACCTTTCTTTTGCTCATCTAATAAGTCAAGAATAAAACCAGCAACATCTTCAATAGTGTGAAGTGATTCACGATCAGCATAGATAAAGTTACCCTGGTAATCTAATAGTTCACCTGTGGTTTTATCCCAGATTTCTTCTACATCGAGACCCATCTGCATAGCATGCTCCCAGTTCCACTTCATTTCAGTTACGATGAATACCGGTAAGACACCTGATTTTTGAGCTGAGACAGCGGCTTCGATCATTGCTGTAGTTTTACCTGTATCCGAATGACCACGTAATAAACAAACGTGCCCCATTGGGATACCAGGGACTGATGTTACTGATTGGTAAGCATCAGAGAGTGGAATCCATTTTTGTTGTTTAAACTTAACATTACCACCTAGACCTTTTTTGTCTTTGAAGCTATTAAGATCAAACTTAGATTTAATCTCGGCGGACACAGCCGCCGAGAGTGATTTTGATGCCTTTCTAGCCATAATTAGAAGGGCAAGTCGTTATCTTTTTCTTCATCAAATAAACTATCAAACTTATCTAATTTAGTTTGTTTAACAGTTTCGGTTGATGTTTTTACTGAGTAATTATTATCTGTTGAAGTCTTATCTTCATCAATAATATCACCTTCATTAGCTGATCCTTCAGGATTCAACCAAGTAGCTAAATGGTTTTTCATGGTGTCATAATCAACAACACGATTTTTAAATAAATCCTTTGGATTTACTTGATCATCAAGCATTACTTGAACTTGAGCTGCATCTTCTACTAATGGTGTAATCTTCATTGATGGGGCAGCTGTAGTACGATTGTAAGGAGTTCCTGTAACCGCGGGTCCTACTGTAGTAAGTTTAAAATCACGGCCAGAGGCAACATCTGTGAAATCACCCACTTCTTCATCAACTGCGTAGTTAAGGAATGTTTCATACAATTCTTTACCGAATTGCCAAATTTTAACACCCTCATCTTCTTGACCACGAACTATAATAGGTGCAAAATAACGAACTTTAGGATCTAACTTTTTAGCTAATTTCCAATTTTCAGATTCGCTGGTTTGGCGGAGTTGTTTTACAAACTCTACAATTGGGTCTTTTCTAACTTCACCGCTTTCATCTGTATAGTTCATAGGTGAAGGCATAACATTAACACCAATACCATAATAGAACATCATCTCTGAAAAGGGCATGTTTGAATTGAACTTTGAAGGTACAATACGAATTGTTTGTTTTCCTTCACTAGGTTTCCAGAATAATTGTTTACGCTCACCTCCGGATTGGGTGTTGCTTGACTGCATAGCGTTCAAACGTTGTTTGATTACGTCTAAATCCATTTTATATAACTTTTTTATTAATAACTAAATATACGAAACTAATTTCGGGGAGCCTAATTAAAGCTCAATTATGTTGTGAATTTTTGTTTTTAATTGGGTAAGGCTACCTTGTTGAGTAAGTAAGATAGTATTGCGATAATGCATCCAATTAACTCTATACTTTTGATCTACTATGCCCCCGTTTAGTCCTTTAATAAGTTCATTTAGGGCATTAATAGTGTATAAGGTATTTGATTCCTTTTTACGATGTACTAAAATAGTATTATCTGGGATTGTATTTATGTTTCCTTGGTCCACATTATAAGTGACAACATATTCATTGCTATCTTTTATAGATAAAACAAATAGCTTGTTATACATAATATTATAACTAGACGTAATGCCTTCTACTAAGGAATCTAGGTCATCTAGGGTAGTAAAAGTGCAAAATAATTTATTATTCAAGTCTCTTGGATTTATGTTGTTTTCAAAGTCATATGACTCATGAACATAAATATCGTTAGAGGGGTTAAAATCCGTAATTGTTTCCATTTTTTTCTGTTATTCGTAACTTAAATTTATTAAAAACCATTTTTATGTCATCTAGTAAAAATTCCTCATCCTTACTGACATCAAATAAGAATGAATCATATGTATATAATACTAATAGGGTTGAACGCCCTTTTAATATTTTCATTATTTCCCACAATATACGAACATTAGTTGCGGTTTCCAAATTTTGTAACACGTAATTAAATAACTTTTGTGGGTTCATGTCCTCAAGTTTATCTTTTTCAAAAACATAATTAGATATAGGACATACAAGCTTACCCTCTTTTTGAAATTCGTCCCAGATTATCTGTATATACGAGCTTGTAAGTTTAAAAAACGGTAAATCTTTATATTCCTTAAATACTCCCCCATAAAGTTGCTTAAATGTTAACTCTTTAGCTTTTTTATAATCCACCTTATACATCTCTGCAAAGGATTTATGAATATCTCCGCTACCAAAATCATAATCAACAAGCTTAGCAGCCAAAGTAGGATGATAGGCACTAATATCATATTCGACAAAAATATCGTTACGCGGAATAAAACTTTTTCGGGATCCGTCTTTATGTGAAAGTGCTGCATAATTAACTCCCCCAAATTTGTTAGAAGGTCTTGTCGTAAGCGTTTTATAGTTGTAATTCGTGTAGACATACTCGTTTTCAACTGGGTGGAAATGTTTTTCAAATTCGTTTTTATCTATTTTTATACCATTGCGTTCTATAGCATTAAATATTAAAGATACCTTATCATTATAAAAGTTATTTACCGGTAGATTAATGCGGTGCTCTAAGTCATCATATATTTGCTCGCAAACCTCATAGTGTTTGGTTATAGGCACTATAGCATTGGTATCCTCGCGGTGTTGGTGTTGTCTATATATAAAACTATGTGCTTGTGTTTTAGGTGGTATATATGTAGGAAAATTTAATGTTACATCGTAAAGAGATTTTAGAATTGTGTAATGTAGAAATTCTTTTTTATCCCTAACATATATTTTTTTAAAGCTTTTTAATAGTAAATAAACTTCATCTTCAAATAAATTTAAACACTCACCATGAGAAGTAGGTAATATATAACCTTTATTTTCAAGTAGTGGTCTTATATAAAAACCACAGATAGAATTTTGGGAGGGGTGTTGGAAGTGGTTGGAGGGGATTACCTCAACAAATGCCTCTTCGAAACCTCTATTACAAAACTCTTTAAATTTATCTTTTCCTTCTATTAACCAAAACATAGTGTGAATATACGTTCACTAGCTCGGTTTCCAAAATTTGAGATAATTATTTTTAAGAAATTGGTTAAAAGAAGGTATAGGAAATTCTCTCATATACAACTCAACCATTTTTTGGTTAGTTTCTTTTACATATGATTTTTCCCCGCTTATTAACCATTGCATAGAAAACACAACATATATAGGGTTTGATGATACCTTAGTATTTTCTACTTCGTAGTAAATATTTTCATT